ACAACACTATCGACCATCGCAACCTGCCGCTGTGGCAGGCGCTTGCGCTGACGGCAAACCCCGGCGGCTTCATTGATCTCGTCATGGTGGTTCACACCACCGCGGTCACCAATGCGGGCAAGGTCGGCCTGCGCCTCAGCTACACGATGTGAGTGACGCATGGCAGCGGTCAATTACTACCTCGGACTGAAACGCGGCGCGCCGTTCAACGTGCACAACGTCGCGGCGGCGCTGACCTCGGCCGGCACCGCTGCCGATGTCGAGGTTCGTATCCAGATCAACGACGGGGCAACTGCCACCGGAATCACCCGTCTTGATGTCATGAAGCTCCTCGAAATCCTCGAGGCGTTCGTCGAAGGCGGTGGCAAAAATCACGACGGGCAGTTCCTGCCCCCACTCTGATCCTCAACAGGAGAACTTGAAATGACTGACATCGTCACTGCCTCGGTTAAGGGCATCGTTCGCAATCCGACGGCTGCGACGGTGTCAATTTCCACTGAAGCCCAGCTTCCGCTCAATGAACATGGCGCGATTCAGACCTCGGACATCCACGGCAAGTGGTTCGAGTCCAACTATCGCGGCAAGCTGTTCTCGGCCAACGTCACCGCGCAGACCATCCCGGTGATCGCGTCCGGCCTCGTCTCGGTGTTCACGCTCTACAACCCGGCTGGTTCCGGCGTCATCGCCGAGATCATCTCGACGCAGGTCAGCCAGGTCGTCGCCGCGACCGTGGTCGATAGCATCGGCTGGTACTCCTCGACCGCCGCCGCAACTGCGGCCGGCACCTTCACCACGCTGGGCGCACCGCGATCCGGTCAGGTGCAGGGCGCCACCGCCAACTCGGTGCGGTTCTACTCGGCCTACACCCACTCGCTGACCCCGACCCGCGAAGACATCATTGCGGATTTCGGCGCCACCACCGATCCGGCAATCGCGGTCGCCGAGAAGATCTATGACGGCCGCCTCCTGCTGCCCGCCGGCATTGCGATGTCGATCGCGATGTCGACCACCGCTGGTTCGACCTCCGGCATTGACCTTCAGGCGACCTGGGCGGAATGGCCTGCCTGATCTGGCGGATCACCGCGAATTGCGATAAGGGGTGACCATGTGTCACCCCTTTTGCATGGAGGCCAGATGATCGCTAATCACGGCAATGAGGCCGTTGTCGCCGCGCTGGAGCACCTGCTCGCGCACGCCCGCCAAGGCAAGGCCGGCTACCTGATCGCCACCATGGTGACGGACAGCGAGAAGCCGACCGGGGGCTGGTTCGGCTCCCCGACGCTGGAGCCCGCCGCCATGATCGCGCTGGAAGAAATGGCCGGCATGATGGAGCATATGGTTGTCAACAAGACCTTGCCGCCGCGCGCTGCGGATATCCCGGCCGATCGGGTCTGTTACAATGTCCCGGCCTCGCCGCTCTCGTTCGATTTCATCCACTGGCTGGTCGATGCCGAAATGACGCGGATGCAGGAAGGCGCGCCGGCCCCGCTCAAGGTCGGGTTCTGGTTCGGCCGCGACAGGGAGAGCGGGCTCACCATGCCATCCCGCCGGCAGATGCTCGACAACGTCATGCGGCCGGCGCTGGCGCTGATCGGCGCGGTGGAGGACCCGAGCGCGGTCGATGGCCGCTGCCGGATGGAGTTCGGGTTCAACAAGGTTGTCGAGCGTGCACGGCTAGGGCTGGAGGTACCGCGGTTCCGGGCGGTAGGGCCGAACCCTGTCAGATCGGCCGACTATGTGACCATTACGCTGCGCGAGGCTACGCAGTGGACGCACCGCAACAGCAATATGGAGGCATGGATCAAGTTTGCCGGCTATCTCGAAAGTCGCGGTGAACGAGTGATCTTCGTGCGGGATACCGCGCAAGCTCGCAACAAGCTCGGCAGTCTTCAATTTTGTCCGGAGGCATCGCTTGATCTTCACGCCCGTGCCGCGCTCTACCGGTCAGCCAAGATGAACCTGTTCGTCTCCAATGGCCCGGCCACGCTGGCATTCTTCTCGGACTGGCCGTGGATGATGTTCATCAAGATGGAGCGCGACGGGCATCCCTATACCCCGAATACCCCGTCATTCTGGCGCAAGGAGTTCGGCACCGAGGAGGGAACACAATTCCCGTGGTGCCGGCCTGACCAGCGCATAGTCTGGGCCTCCGACGACTACGAGAACCTCGTCGCGGCATGGGAAGAGATGCAGGTTCCGGCCTGATCCGGCTGCGGCGGTGCGTTGCTGGCTTGAGGGCCCGCCCGCATCGTCCGGAGCATGCCGGAGTTCCTCAACGCTATCGATATTTGCAATCGGGCGATGCAGCACCTTGGTGCCAAGCGCATCGATCCGCAGCTCGGTTTCACGGAAATCTCGGTTCAGGCATCGGAATGCGCGTTCGCCTACGGCAAGATCCGGCAAGCCGAACTGCAGCGCAATGTCTGGACCTTCGCGGTCAAGCGCACCATCCTGCGCCCGGTCAACTCGCTGGCCGTTCAGGGCTCGACCTTCGTCACGAACCCGGCCAATTCCTCGATCGCGACGTCGCCGACCATGCTGCTGGCGGTCGCGCTGTATTCCTCGACCACGACCTATCCCTCTAGCGCGCTGGTCACCGACGCTGCCGGCACGGTCTGGCAGACGCTGGCGCCGGCCAATCTCAACGCCGCCCCGGGCAATTCCAGCACTTGGGAACTCTACACCGGGCCGCTGACCGTCGACGCTTGGGTCGCCAACACCAGTTATTACGCCGGTGATCTGGTCTACGTCGCGCCCGGCGATGGCACCTATACGATCTACCAGTCGATCGTCGAGGGCAATTCCGACACTCCGGGTACGGCCTCGGCCTATTCCGCGACACAGGTCTATGCCAAGGATGAGGTCGTGACCTCGGCCAGCATCCTCTATCAGTCGCTGGTCGATCTCAACTATGGCAACACGCCGGTGTCCTCGCCGACACAGTGGACTACCACCATCACATCAGGCTCCGGCTCGGTGAAGTGGCGCACGCTGGCGGCCGCGCTGCAGCCGATCGTCACGCCCTACCCCCTCGGCACCGGGCCGTCCGGTCAGTCCTCCACCCGCAATGTCTACCGGCTGCCGTGCGGCTTCCTACGTGAGGCGCCGCAGGACCCGAAGGCTGGCGGGTCCTCCAACATGGGCGCTCCGACCGGCCTCTTCTATACGGACTGGACCTATAGCGGATCCTATCTCGTTTCGCGTGAAGTGGGCCCGATCGCCTATCGCTTCGTGGCCGACATCACCAACGTGACGGCCATGGACCCGATGTTCTGTGAGGCGCTAGCCGCCAAGATCGCGTGGGTCGTCTGCGAGCCGGTGACGCAATCGACAGCCAAGCGCGCGGACTGCCTCGCTGCGCACAAGCAAGCGCTGTTCGAAGCCGGCATGGTCAACGCCATCGAGCAGGGATCGGTCGAGCCGCCTGTGGACGACCTTATCGCGTGCCGGTTCTAGCCGATGGCTGATGCGTCCTTTTATCAGTCCAGCTTTTTAGGTGGCGAATTCAGCCAAGCGATGCAAGGTCGCATGGACGACCCGCGCTATCGCACGGCGATGAACCTCTGCCTCAACGGGCTGATGCTGGAGACCGGGGCATGGATACGACGTCCCGGCCTGATGTTTGCCGGACGCACGCCCAATGGTGGCGCTCCGGCGCGCGTGATCTCGTTCAACTTCACGTCCGCGCAGCCCTATTCGATGGAATTCAGCGACGGCCTGATCCGTTTTCGCAATGGCGCTGCCTTCGTGAAGCTGAACAATCCTCCTGCGGTGATTTCGATCTCGACCGCCAATCCGGCCGTAGTCCGTACCGCCAATCCGCATGGCGCGGTCACCGGGCAATATGTGGAGTTCCATGGCCTTGGCCTATCATCGCCGACGCTGCAGAACCGTCAATTCAAGGTGACGGTAGTTGATGCCTTCAACGTCTCGATCGCGGACGACATCGCTGGCGGGATAGATGGCTCGCTGCTCGATGCGGTACCGGCCGGCGTCACCATGCCGATCCTGTACCAGATCAATACCACCTACACCAAGGGCTCGACCAACGACTGGGCCACCATCCGCATGGTGCAGGCCGAGACGCAGGCGCTGCTGCTCAACGGTCAGGCCCCGAACATCATCACCGCATTGACCCAGCCGAGCACGACGGCTTTCGCCACCTTCGACTATCGCGCCGTGACCTTCGTCGATGGTCCCTATCTCGACCCCTACAACGGCAACACCAACTTCATCTCTAGTTCGAGCATCGTGCTGGCCTTCACCGGTACAGGTCCCTACGCCATGACGGCGCAGCAGCAGGGTGGGGGCGCAGCGCCCGCGATCTTCGCAGCGACCGATGTCGGCCGTCAGTTGCGGGTGCTATCGGCACCTCCGACATGGCTCTCGACCGGCTCATACACCAACAACTCTTTCGTTCTGTTCAATGGACAGACCTTCAAAAATACCTCTGGCATCACGCTGGCGCCGGGCGGGCAGCCTGATGTCACCCCCGCAAGCTGGACGCTGGCCGGTGGTCTGCGGTCCTATTGGATCTACGGCACCATCACGGCCTATACCTCACCGACCAAAGTCACGTTCTCGGTGCTCGGCCCCGGCGATCTCAGCCTCGGCAACTATGCCACCCCGATCGAGTTCTGGCGTCTTGGGGTCTATTCGACTACCACCGGCTGGCCGACATGTGGTTGCTATCATGAAGGTCGCGTTTGGCTCGGTGGCGCCGTCACCAACCGATTCGACGCCAGCATGTCGAGCGGGTTGCAGTCCGGATCAAATCAGATCCTGATGTCGCCAACCGATGTCTCCGGCACGGTCGCAGTCTCGAACGGCATAAGCTACACGCTGAACGCCAAGGACGTGAACCAGATCCTGTGGATGGAGCCGGATCAGCAGGGCATCATCATCGGCACCAAGGGCGGCGAATGGCTGGTGCAGGCGACCACCGCTAATCTGCCGTTGTCGGCAAGCAACATCCAGGCCCATCGCTACACGAACGTCGGCTGCGCCAATATCGAGCCGCGCCGCACGCCGCTGACCCTGGTCTTCATGCAGAAGCAGGGCCGCAAGATCATGGAGTTCTTCCCTGACGTGTTCTCGGGCCGCTTCACCGCGCCGAACCTGACCACGACGGCCAAGCATCTGACGGTCGGGGGCCTGCTCGAGCTAGCCTACCAGCAGGAACTATCCCCGATCCTGTGGTCGCGCCGCGCCGATGGCAAGCTGCTCGGCTGCACCTACAAGCGCGAGAACATGGCCGCGCGCGAGCTGCCGGCGTTCGCCGCGTGGCACCACCACACACATGGCGGCGGACGTATCTTCGAAAGCATCGCGACCTGCGGCAACGCAAATGGTACTCTCGACACCCTGACCGTGGTTTCGAATGACGCAGCAACCGGCATCCGCTGGGTGGAGGTGCTGAGTGATATCCCGGACGAAAATGCGGGCCTGACCGACGCATGGAATCTCGACGGCTCGGTGGCGCCGTCGTCCTATCAGATCGACATCGTGACCGACGTTCAAGTATCGCTGACCATGAACGGGCTTTGGCACCTCAACGGCAAGACCGTGACGGTATGGGCCGGCGGGCTCGACATCGGCGACTGGCCGGTAGCGAATGGATCAATCTCGGTACCGTTCGGAGATGGCATCAACGCCGGGCCGGGTGGGACCTCCAACACTACTGGCCCGTTTCGCGCGGGCGGTGGCGGCTACTTGCTCACCCCTGATTTCGTCACCGCGTTCGCAGGTGCGATGCCGATCGTGGTTGGTTTCACCTATGAGAGCGACGGCCAGATCCTTCGGCCGAACACGCAGGTCGAGAGCGGCGCCCGCAACGGCCCGGCGTTCGGCAAGAAGCGGCTGCAGAACATGATCGCGCTGCACACCGTGAACACGCAGGGCGTGGAATATGGCACGGACTTCGCCGCTGGGCGGATGCAGCCGGCCTACTTCCGCGACAAGGCCAACAACACCTATCCGGTCAACCAACTGTTTTCCGGCATCTTCTGGGACACGATCGGCGACGACTGGAGCTATGACGGCATGATGGCGTGGCGTGTGACGCGACCCTATCCGGCGACGATCGCCGCACTTGGCGCTTTCCTCAAGACGAACGATTATTGAGATGGCATTTGGCTCCTCAACTCTGAGCGATGCATCCGGCGCGGTCTCCGACCTGTTCGCCGCCGAAGGCCATCGTGCCAAGGGTCAGGGCGACCTGATGGAGGCGCAGAACTACGACCTCGCGGCCGAGTACGCCCAGAAAAATGTCGAGTACACAGACCTGTCGACCAAGATCAAGAACATGCAGACCGAGCGCCAGATCTATCAGGGCGAGGGCCAGTTGCAGGCCGGCGTCGCGGCGTCCGGCTTCACGTCAGGCGGTTCGGCCGGTGACCTGATGCGCGAGAGCGCCTCGCAGGGCGCGCTGACCCATGCGGTGCTCAGCCAGCAGGGTCTGATTCAGGAGCAGGGCTATCAGGAGCAGGCGGCGAGCTACCAGAATATGTCGAAGGCCGCGCGCATGGCCGCCGAGGCAGAGGATAAAGCTGCGACTGGTGCTGACATCACCGGCGTGATCAAGGGAATCGCGGGGATAGCATCCATCGGGCTGGCACCGTTCACGGGCGGTGCCAGCCTCGCTATTGGCGGACTATTCATGGGCGGCGGCAGTCCTAGCGGATACGGGAAGGGTTAATGGCACAAATCAGCGGCTACGAAGCCCCCCAGAACCTCGGCCTCAACCCGACCGAGATCGGTGTCGATGCGCAAGCCGCAGCCGCGCGCCGGATCGGCGCGTTCTCCAATCAGAAGGGCGACGCGCTGAACGATACCGGAGCGCGGATCGGCTCGACCGTCAGGGACGTCGGTCAGGTCGCGCTCGACTATATGGAGCATCGCGAAATCAGCGTAGGCGCGGCCAAGTATGCCGAGGTGCAAAATAATCTCACCCAGAAATGGAACGACATAGCGAAGAATGCCGACCCGAACGACCCGTCGGTGGCGGCCAAGTTCCGCGAGGAAGTTGCCACTCCAGCGCTTGAACAATTCAGGTCAGGGTTCAATACGGAGCGCGGCCAGCAATTTGCCGAGCAGAAGGTCGAAAGCCTTCGCCAGCACATGTACGAAAAGACGTCGGCGGACATGTCGACGCTGGCCGGCATCGCGGTGCGCAAGAACATCAACGATTCGACCACGCACATGTCGAATACGGCGATGCTCGATCCGTCGTCGGTGCCGAACCTGCTCAGCCAAGTCGACCACACCATCTCCGGCGTGGTCGGATCGAGCCCGACGCTGTCGGCCGTGGACGCCGCGCGCGCCACTGGCGAGCTCTCCGACTCGACCAAGAAGGCGATCGTACAGGCCGGCGCGATCGGCGCCATCCAGAAGGCCGGCAATCCCGAGGCCACCGCCGACGCATGGATCAAGAAATACCCGGACTATATCAGCGGCGCCGAGGCCAAGACGCTGGCCAGCAATGCGCGACAGCAAATCAGGGCGCGCAACTACGACTTTGAATCTAACCGGCGCCGCGAGAAGGAAATCACGCAGGACAAGAGCGCCGAGGCGACGCAGCAATATCTGATCGACATCCGATCGAAGGACCCGCGCATTGCCGGCGACCCGACTGCGGTCAAGGTGCTGAACGACCCGACGCTGACCAAGACCGACAAGAACAACCTGCTCAATCTGGTCGATCGCCAGATGAAGCCGGAGACCGATGCGCGGCTGTCGCAGGAGACCTTTGTCGGCTTGCTGCGCCAGATGCGCGACCCGAACGCGGACCCGGATCAGGTCATGCAAAAGGCATGGGATGCCCGCCTGATGGACCCCGGTAAGGCCGGCTCCATGACCGAGCACGATTTCAACCAGTTTCGGGCCGAGGTGGTCGCGCGCAAGACCCCGGAGGGCGCCGCGCTGGAGCGCGACCGCGCGGGCTTCTTCAAGAACTATGCGGACGCGATTACCGGCGGCAAGGGCATGTACAACCCTGCCCTGGGCGACCCCAAGGTCTACAATGCCGAGATGGACGCCCGCCGTGTCGAGAACGACCTGCGCAAGAAAGGGCTCGATCCGCATCTGGCCTATGATCCGGCCTCGCCGTATTTCCTCGGCGATCCAAAGCGCATCTCGAAATGGACGTCGAGCATGCAGCAGGATCTCTCGACCCTGGCCGCGCCGCCGTCGAAGAACCTGACCTCCGATGGCAGCAGGATCACCGGCATCGAGAGCAAGCCGCTGCCGCAGATCGAGCGCGATGCCCCGCGCACCGCCGGCCAAACCTACATGACGCCGCAGGGCATGCTGAAGTGGACCGGCACCGGATGGGTGAAGCCGTGACCGAATTGACGGACGATCAGGTCTTTGGCAAGCAGCAGGAGATGAGCGACGATCAGGTTTTCGGCGACCGAATGCCTGACGCGCTGCAGACCTCGGTGCCCGAGGCGTTCCTCGATCGCGTCCGCGCGGGACAGGCATTGGCCAAGATCACCATGGGCGCGCTCAAAGGTGCCAAGGAAGGCGCCAGCCAGGGCACGCCGACCGGGTTTGAAGACGAGACACTGAACCACCTGATCGATCTCGGCGTCTTCCACGATCCCACGCGCGGCCGTGGCGGGCCTGTCCAGATGGCGAACGAGGCCATGCTGATGCCTGCAGCGCAGTTGTGGCAGACGATCACCCGCGCGACTGCTGGCGGAATCCATGGCGCCGGTGGCGCGATGGAAGAACTGATCAATGAGTTCGGCGGCTCGCAGGGTACCGCCAACCGCGCCAAGAACGAGGTGATCAACTTCGGCAACTGGGCTATGATCGAAGGCGGCATGGGTCGGTTCTCGCGGCCGGCCGTGACACCGCAGGGCGTGGCTGATCAGACCATCGGCGGCCTGCCGAAGCCGGAGGATTTCAGCAACGGCGCGAAGGTGCTGGATGAGCGACCACAAGGTGGCGTAGCTGCTTTAATAGACAAGAAATTATTGAAAGGCCGCCCCGGTGAAACACACGCTGATCTTTTAGAACGGAATGGAGTAAAACTTGATGATTTCAATCTGACGCGCGACGACAACGTTGATCTTTTCCATCTGCCCAGTGGTGAGATCGTCAATCGCAACGAGATGGCGCGCCGAGGACTGGCCGAAAGCGGCGAGGATTTGCGCGATTTCGGCCTTCAACCTACCGCCGAGCAGATAGCGACTCCCTTTGAGGAGAGGCTAACACGCCGAGAGGTCATCGAGCAAAATCTACGTCGCATGTGGCGGGAGGACGGTATCCACCCCGCCGAGGCCGTGCACGACGCGCAGACCGATGCGTTCCTCAAGAATGAGATCACGGCGAAACAGGTCGAGGTGAAGCCCGATCTGACGAACGACGAAAAGGAATTGCTCGGCACTCCGGCATCCCTATCGGCCGCCGCCACCAATGCGCCGCTGACCTCGCCGCAAGTGCAGCCATTGAACGCGCCCGGACGCCTGACCGCCGCAGCCCGTAAGACGATGGATGACATCACCGGGCTTGGCAAAAATATCCAGTACCTGCTCGACCCGATGGCGACGGGATCGAATACCGCCATGGTCATCGCCAAGGACGCCATGAACAGCGTTCGCCGCATCCGCTGGGATCACGCCCGCTCTGACGCCGATCTGGTCAATCGGTTCGATGACGAATCCTTGTCCCGCATGTGGAATGCGGCAGATGAAGAAAGCGTCTCCATGCAGCTTGGCGAGCCGGCTGCGATGCGACAGCACCAGGGGCTGGCCACTTTGACTCCGGAGGAGAGCGCGACAGTCGACGCGCTGCACACCCGCGCGCAGGCAGCGTGGCTTCATGCCGTCGATACCGGGATGGTCGAAGGCGAGGGGCTGCCGTCATACACCCCGCGCATGGTCGCGAATGTAGCGCTGTCGTCTGATTCGATGGGACCGAAGGCGCTAAATGAACTCGGCCGCAACATCTTCACGCGCACATCGCAAATGCTGCACAGGAGCAATCTGGAGGCGCAGGAGACCGAGGCCGCCGCGCAATCGCTGGTTCGGTCGCAGATGGCAAAACAAGGAGCGACGCCGGAACAGATCACGGCTGCGCTCGAAAAGGTAAAGCTCGTCCGCAATATCAGAACCTTGCCGCTCGCGACCGCCCGCCTTGAGGAGGCTTCCGTCTGGAAGGACATGATCAACAAGATTGAGATGGTCGGCAAGTCCGCCGGCAGTGATACGGTCTCGGTCGGCTCGCGCCCAGACAGCTCATGGTTCACGATCGAAGGAAATCCGGCTTTCTCTCAATGGCGGCCGAAATTCGAATACAAAAGCGGCACCGAAAATAACCCTGTCGTGAAGGATTCCAACGGAAACGTAGTGTTCGAACGGGTGCCGATCTATATGCACCCGGATTTCAAGGGGCCGATGCGGGCGATCCTCGACGAGAGTGTCGACCGCGGCAAGGTCGTGAGCAGCGCGCAATCGCTCTACGGCGCGCTGATGGCGCTCAAAGGCAAGGCGATGACGGTCATCCTCAACTCGCCTCTGATCCACAATCAGGTTGTGTGGGGCAAGGTCGCTGAGGCCGCAGGCGGCAAGGAATGGATGGGTTTTGGTCTCTACTATCGCGGCAACAAGATCGTGAACGGGACTGCCGGTCGCGCGCAGGAGATGATTGAACGCGGGCTAAATCCGTTCGGCCCGCGAGCCTCGTTACAGGATATCACCGGAGAAGCTGAAGGCGTGAATTTTGAGCCGGGCCGGTCACTGACCGCAAAGGCGGCGGCGTTCGTTCCCGGCCTGTTCGATGCCGGTGCCGAGATTGCGGTCAAGAAGGCGATCGATAAGGCCGGAGATTTCACCCACAACACGCTGCTGTGGGACCGGGTGCGCGATGTGCATTTCGGGCTGGCGGACCTCCTCAGCGACAAGATGGTGTCCGGTGGCGTCGATCGGCTGATGGCCGACCGGATCGCGACGCACTTCTCGAATATCATCGTCGGATCGATCCCGAAGGAAGCCATGTCGGCCGGCGCGCGGGCGACCGCCAATCTGTTGCTGTTCTCCCGATCATTCACCCTGGGCAATCTCTCGACCTTCAAGCAGGCCGCCATGGGTCTGCCCAAACCGATTCTGGCACAGATCGAGCGCGATTTCGGCATGACGATGCAGCAGGCGCTGGCCGGCACGCCAGAGGCCGCCGCGCAGATATCGGACATTTCGCAGACCGCAAAATCCATCGCGCGCCGCAAGGCCATCTCCACGATCGCGCTCAGTGCTGGGATGTTCTATGTCGGTAATGCCCTGATCCAGCATGCATTCGATGCGATCGTTCGTGACCAAGGCGTCAACGACATCGTCAAGGGTTACGTGCGACGGTTTAATGATGCCGTTGGAGCGATAAAGGAGGACCCCTTCGAACTTCGGCATCTGCTCGCTCGGCTCAGTCCAACTTGGGATAATGAGCCGTGGAAGCAGGATCGCGCCTATGTCGGGAATACCTCCGATGGAACCGGCATCTATGCCCGCAACCCCTCCGGCAAGTTCGGCGAGGAAATGACGGGATACGCGACCAAGCCGATGACGATGCTGCGCGGCAAGCTGAGCCCAATGGCGGGCGGATTGCTTGACGTTTTGACCAACGACGACGGAATCGGCCGGAAGCTCTACAATGAACACGATAGTACCATCAGGGGCGATATCGATACTGCCATGCGGGTCGGAAAACATCTGATCATGAAGCATCTGCCGGAGGGCCAGATCACGGCGGCCGGCGATCTCCTGCGCGGCGACGGCAATAAGGTCGTCAATACGCTACGGCTGGTCGGCCCAGCCCTTGGCTTCACGGCCAGTGTTGGCGCTCCGGGCGGTCCACAGCACGGCGAGCAATTGGCTGCGAAGCAGGACTATGAGGCCCGGTTCAGTCTGGCGTGGCCGAACATCAAGAAGCAGATCCAGCGCGGGGATGAGGCCGGCGCGAGTGCAGCCATGAAGGACATTGGCGTTCCTGCAATGGCTCAAAGAGGGTTGATGCGCGCCGCCAAGGATCCGGCCGCGTCGCTGCGTGGTCGGACGTTGCTGGATTTCTATCAATACGCCACGCCCGAGCAGAAATTGCGATTTGAGGGCAAATCCACGCATCCAGGCATTCCGGACATGTCCCAACCCTAGCGGTGCGTTGCTGGAACTGGCCCTTTCGCCATCCTCCCGGCATGAAAACCAGCCATCGCTTCCTCGCCGGTTTTGGCCTCGCTGCGGCCGCCGTAGCCATCATGGGGCAGGTCGGCCTCACCACCATGCCGCCGAATACCGTCTTTGGGCGGATCGGAGTCGGTGCGTTCGGACCCGGCGGGGCGGTGCCGCTGGCAACCCTGGCGGCCAACCTCGGCATCGGGGTCACCGCTCACTCGGTCCCAATCGGCAAGGGCTCGACCACCGCCGGATTCAATGCTGCGGCCACGGGCACGTCAGGCGCGGTCCTGATCGATCAGGGCGCTGGCAGCGATCCGGCGTTCCAGCCGATGACCGGCTCCTGCTCGCTGGCGGCGAATGGCGCGATCTCGTGTTCAGGCGTCGGCAGCGGCGTCACCTCGGTTACCGCGAACTACACCGTCCTGCCGGGGGATTGCCTGAAGACCGTCGCGGCCGGCGGCAATACCCAGTTCACCATCACGGTCAATTCGGCGGCGACCTATGGCGCCTGCCAGCTCGACATCTCCAACGTCGATACGTTCCCGAGCGGACGCGGCAAGGTCCTTGCCGTCTCTGGCCTGACGACGAATCCGGGTGTGCTCTATCCGGGCATGACCATGACGCTGCTGAACGTCAATGGCGCGTGGTTCCAGAAGCCAGGAATCAGCATATCGACGGCTCCGGTCGGTACCAAGCTCTATGTCGACGGCGTCAATGGCGATGACAGTCTCAATGATTGTCTCGCGACTGCGCAGGCCTGCAAGACGCTTAACCATGTCGTGATGGGCGTCATCTTCAACAATCTGGAGGTGGCAACGGCTGGCTCCGGAACGGGAACGAATGCCAGCTTCGATGTCCGTTTGATCAACGACGCGGGCTGTGCACCGCTGACCGGCGTCAATTGCATTCACGGACTGCATATGTCCGGTCCTCCCCGCCGCTCGGAAGGCCACAACTCGATCATGATCGAGTGCGATGGCGGCTCGGCCACGAACTGCACGATCGCCGACAACAGCGGCAATCAGGCGATCGGATTGTACTGCGCCTGCTTCCTCGAATTACAGAATGTCACGGTCGCGGGCGGATCTTCCGGCAACAATGCTCTTCAAGCCGAGAAGGGCATGATGCGCTTGGAGGGTGGCGTCGTCATTGGCAATGCCGGATCGGTCGCGCAGCTCTCTGCGGTCAATGGCGGCACCATCATCCTTGAAGGTGCAAGCACGACGCACGTCTCGTCGGGCGGCAATTTCTTCGCGCAGGTGTCGAGCGGCGGCAACATCCAGTTAGATCAGGCCACCATCGTCTGGGATCAGGACACGGCCTATTCGCAAACCCTGAACGCCAACAACGGCCTGATCAGCGCCACCACCACGACATGGACGACGGGCGGTCACAGCATCACAGCGACCAACAATATCGCATGTTCGCCCGGCGGCTTCATCGTCACCGGCGGCACCGTCGCCACCGTTCCCGGCACCAACACACCATCAGGATGCGCAAGCAGCGCAAATGGCCAATATGATTAGGTGCGAGATGCTCACGCAAGAACGCTTCAAAGAAGTTCTTCACTATGACCCTTCAACCGGTCGATTTATTTGGCTCGTATCACGGGGATGCAGAAAAATTAGCACGATAGCTGGCAGCCTTGGAGGTCCTCGCAACAAGCGAGTGATGTCAATTAAGATCGACGGGAAAAAATATCGGACGAGTCGACTTGCGTGGTTCTGGATGACTGGCAAGTGGCCGCACAATGAAGTCGACCACAAGAATGTCGATCGTTTAGACGATCGATGGGATAATCTTCGCGAGGCAACAGGGGCGCAGAATTGCGCAAACCGGCGGCGGTTTGCAAGCAAAACAGTCGGATCGAAAGGTGTCTTTTATCGGAAAGACAAGCCGGGGAAACCGCTTCGCAGATGGCGCGCAATCATTACGGCTGAGGGCCGGCGCGTCAATCTTGGATGTTTCGAAACGCATGATGAGGCGGCGCGAGCCTATGCAGTAGCCGCGTCTGAACTTCACCAAGAATTTGCGAGGCTCGCATGACCAAGCTCTTTCGGCTGGTTGCGTGCGTCTACGCGCTCAGCACGTCCCTAGCCTTCGGCCAAGCTGGAATACAGTTCTTCCCGCAGACGCTCAGCCCGAACACCGTGGTCGGCAGGCTCTCATCCGGGCAAGGCCCGACCGAAGAGATTCCGTTGGCCTCGCTGTTGACGGCGTTGTTTCCGGTTGGCTCGGCGGCCTATCCATTCAACGCGGCTTCGGTGCTGTTTCAAGGCTCCGTCAGCGGTGCTGTGACGGTGCAGGCGCAGGCCGCCGCCGGAACATGGACGCTGAAGTGGCCGACCAGCCAGGGCACCACGAACCAATGCCTGAAGACCACGGCATCGGGTGCGATCGCCACCACGTCGTGGGCAAACTGCGCCTTTCTCGATGCCAACAATACATGGTCCGGGACCCAGACTTTCAATGGCAACCTGACCATTCCGAGCGTCGTCAACGTCACCGGAACGTTCCAGAAGAACGGCGTCACAGAGACGTTTCCGGCGTCCGGCGTCATCGTCGGCACCAGCGACACCCAAACCCTGACCAACAAGTCGATCGACGCCGGAGAGCTTACCGGCACGATCGCGCAGGCGCGGCTTTCTGCCGGCATCAACTCCAATCATCTATTGGCCAAGACGGCGAATTACACGATCTTGACGTCGGACTGCGGCAATACGATCTCCGGAACTGGCGGCCCGTGGACCTTGACGCTCCCAGCCGTCTCCGGATTCGATGGCGCCTGTGTCGTCCAAGCCTGCAACAAAGACCCGAACGACAATACGCACAGCTCCATCCTTCTTTCTGGATGGCCGGCCCCGTCTTTCGATCACCTCTACATGCAGCAATGCCAAGAGGTGTCGATCGTCAATGGCGCATGGATCGTCACGAAGTGGCCCGGCAAGTTCGTGCCCGGATTTATCGTTACCTGCTATGTCGACACTGGAGGCAGCGACAACAACGATTGTCTCGTCGGCAATGGCAGCACGCACGCTGTCGCTACGCCGCAGCATTGCTTCACCCACTTCCAGACGGAGTTCTTGCTCGCTACCGGGCAGCCGACTTGTCAGTTGACGGGAGGCCAGACGTTCACTGGCGGAATAAGCTGCTCCGCTGGGCAACAGACGACCGTCTACTTTGTGCTCGGAAGCGGCAGCAACGCGATCATCCGCAACACCGCTGGCAACATCGTGGTACAGGAAAACGATTTCTGCGGCTACATCATTTTCGACAGGATCACTTTCGATTGCACCTCGGCGCTGACCCATCCCTGTTATGGGCTCTACAACCACCAGCAAAACGGCTTCGATCTCTCGACCGCAGGTCACACCAACGGCAACGCATTCATCGGAGCCGATGTTTCAGATATCGGCATCTGGTGCGACACGATGTGCAAGGGCAACACGGCTGCCCTGCTGACGTTCACCGGAACGTTTTCATATCTGGTCTCGATGGAACAAGGCAGTATCTTCAACATCAGCAACGGGGTTACGACGGCGGCAAATCTGACAACGACGGCTCTCTTTCTTGCTGACCGAGGAAGCCAGATAAATTTTGCAGGTACCTTGACGCTCGGGGCCACCTTGACCGCTGGCGACGTCTTCACGCTGCGGACCCTGTCGCTGAGTTGCATCTCGTCACTGACCAATGCCGGCACCGGCGTTCCCGGCCGCAAGTTCTCGGTACTGGACAACTCGGTGCTGAAGAACTCTACCGCGACAACTATTCCAGGAACGTCGGCCGGCATTGTTACGGCTACCGGTTACGCCGCTGGATTTGCGCCGGATGGTGCAGCGGGAAATACCGGCGTCAACGGAGCAGGATGCACATGACCGTCGACCTTACGAAATTGACCGCCGCGAACCTCGCCCGCTGGCAGAAATGCCAGATCCATCCCGAATGGCTGCGCATCCTCGACACGGTCGCGCACCGGCTGGTGAACGCCAAGGCGCGGTATCAGATCGTGGAGACGGCCACCAAGATTCCGTGGGCCGTGATCGCTGTCATCCATCAGCGCGAGTCCTCGCAGAGCTGGGCGGCATCACTGGCGCAGGGCGACCCTTGGAACAAGGAATCCATCCATGTTCCGGCCCATCGCGGCCCGTTCGCCTCATGGGAGGCGGCCGCGATTGACGCGCTGGTAATTTGCCCGCCCCACGCGGCTCACTGGACCGATTGGTCGATCGGCGGGGCACTGACCCTGCTGGAACAATACAACGGGCTGGGCTACGCCCGCATGGGCCGCCCATCGCCATATATCTGGTCGGCGACCGATCAGTACTTGGTCGGCAAATACGTGTCCGATGGCCATTTTGATCCGGATGCCGTCGACCACCAGACTGGCTGCGCCGCGCTGCTCAAGCGAATGATCCTGCTCGATTCCTCGATCGCGGAGTAACACTATGGTTCGCTTCTGGTTTGCTACTGTTCTCTGCATCGGGATCTTCGTCATCTGCGCGTATGGCCTTTATGCGGCCTCTCACCTCAATTCGCTTTCCTCGCTCTGGAGATAGAAATGAACTCCTCTCTAAAGGATGTCACCCTCCTGCAATGGGTCGGCGTCATCATCCTGTTCAACACGACACTGCTCGGCGGCGCATCTCAGTTGGGCGACCTTTCCCTGAGTGCCGCCGCAGTGAAGGCAGTACTTGCAATTGCCACGCTGGGTAACGGTTTCTTGGGCGGTCTTGTCATGATGTTCGGCGGACCAGGAACGCAGATCCGCAACGTTGTGGCCATGGGAGCCAGGGTTCAGGCCAATGCCGACGCTACCCAGCCACTCGCGCAAGCTGCGGTCGATCCCGCACAGCCGAATGTCGGAGCCGTGACGCCAGATCTTCGCCCGGCACTGCAGACCATCGCGAAGGGAGTCTGACATGAGGTTCCTTGCTCTCCTGCTCAAAGCCGCTTTCGTGGTGTCCTTCTTTTGTGTCGCTGCTCAGGCGCAGACGAAGCTGAAATTGCCGATCGATCCGCTCGGCCTGAATAGCCGAGCCCCGACCGGCGGCGGCCCGCTGGAGGACATCATCGGCGCGCTCGATGCCAAGCTCCTACCCGACCTCCAATATGCCCTGAAGCTCGCCACGGCCTCCAACAGCAAGGTCACGGCGCCCTGCTACCAAGCATGGATCGACATCATCAATGTGCGCCAGAAGGCCGTGCAGGACTCCACCGGGCAGGATATGGCGATGCCGGACCCGGCCGTGATCACCAAGTTCGAGAAGCTGGTCGAGCTGCGCAACTCGCTGCAACCTGATTCCGATTTCATGATCAAGTGCTCGCCGGTCGCCAGTATGGTCAGGAAGGACATTGTTGGCTTCATCGGCATCGTGATCTCGGGCGGAGCTGGCCTTGCCACGATGGTGCCGGGCCTGTGACATGGCTCGGCTGGCTCGGGGTCTTCAGGGATATCGTCGTGATTGCCGGAACGATCGCTGGCGTCTACCGCGTCTGCCAGATCGAGAAGAACACAAGGAAGCATGACTGATGATCTACATCCGCCTCGTCTGCCACGATGATCCACTCTCTTGGGCAATCCTGAAGAACATCGGTGGCGTGGTCGCACACGGCGAAGGTATCATGAAGGGCGGCACGGTCATCGGTGCGTTCGCCGAGGGTGGTGTTCAGGAACGTCAGCTCGACTACGACGGCGGCAAGTTCGCCAAGGAGATTCTGTTCGAGTTACCGGCCGACGACGAGATGAGCGCGAAGTTTGAGCACTATCTCCGCGCGCCGGAAGTCATGGGCGAGGCCTACGACTATTCCGGCATTGCCAACTTCATGCACTTCGGCATCGACATGCACGCCAAGCATCATGTATTTTGCTCGGCGCTGATCCATGACGCTCTGCGCTTTATCGGCTGGTTCCCGCGCCCGATGCCGATCCCCGGCCACTACGTCAACCCGCTGATCCTGCATCAGGAACTCCTGGCCGACCAGCGCACCAGGATCGTCACCCGCGACGATCCGGCTTTTCTCGCCCACATCGCGCAGGGACACGATGCTGCATGACGTCGCTATATTCAGCGTCATATACCTGATCTTCGGCCTCCTCGGTGGGGTCGTGCGCATTTTCTTTGACCGCAAGATCAAACCCCGGAACGCAGTTGGCTACATCGTAGTTGGTGCAATATCGGGCGGCGTTTTTGTCAAGCCGGTTCTTCTCTTTGTGAACTACTCGGCGCTGGCGCTGACCTACTTCGCGCCGCAATTACTTGATCTGGTGAGGATGTTCCCGCCAGAGGTCGTAGCGCTGATCATCGGAATGGGGGGGATTGATTATTGTCTGTTTATTAACAAATTTGTTCTTAGAAAGCTGAAGCAGATCGAAAGAACAAAGAATGAATGATCTTGTCCTCTATGCGTATGCCGTCTCGGCCATGATCGAAATGGTCATTCTTGAGTGCGTCATACGACAGGTCGACTATGATTCGATCAACCGCAAAGACCCGGAGTGGGTGAGGTGGTCACGCCGCGGCACATTTCTCGCCGGACAGGTGTATCTCGTCGTCACAGTGATATGTGCGTGGTTCGAAGTCTGGCGACCTTCGTGGTTTGTCGTCGGCCTCATCTGGGCTGGGATTCTCATTCTCGGCGTGAACATCGTCTCGCTGTACCTGCGCCAGCCCCCATTCAACGGAGGCTATCGCCACGTCATCGTGCAGTCACTGATCCCACTGCGCCGGCTGACCGCGATATTCCGGAGACGGCATTGATAGCTTATTAATGAAAGTCAGCAATGCAGCGGGTTGGGTGGTGGCCCCGGCAACTTTTCCCGATCGGCTTTAGCCTCCAAGGCATCGGCCGCATCCCCCAGCCCCTGAAGATAGGCCGAGGCCAGCACGATCCGCATTGATTTATCGCCCCAAGTCATGACGTGGAAAAGGAACTCGGTGCGCCGCTGTGCCAGATCAATGAATCTTGCAGGAACGTCAACGCTTTCGTATGTCGGGCGAGGTCTGGGGGCCATCACGAGTCCCTCCGCTTCTTGACCCATCGTTGATCGTGTCTGCGCTGTAGATCAGCGATGGGCCATTCTACCGCCGTCCGTACACCTTCAGGCGTCAGCGACGCATAGCCATGTTCGTGCCAAGCAAGTCCGGCTCTGCACAACTCGGCACGGCCCTGTTTCGAGCACACGTTGCCGTCCCATGTGGGGCCGCCGACGTAGAGTTGGCCGAGCATTTCAACGGCCGCGCTCGACAATCCTTCGGCCTTAAATATCGTCATGTCTCTTTCCTTTGCTCACCGTTAGCGCCAGGCGTTGTCTCGGTATGCCTAAACTCGACATGGGATTTACGGTTCTTCGAGCCGAACCAGAATTGCCAATAGCTACCATCTGGCATGTCGAGGCCCATGAACCAGCCGTCGTCCGACATCTGCTCGACGTGCAGGTTTGCGCCATGGGCAACGATCTCATCGATCGATCCATCAGGATTTCGGCGGATCTCAACGGGTTCGCCTTTGGTCATCGTCACCGCAAGTCCTTCTCTTCCAGAGGAACAACCTTAAACCCTAGCAGCCAAAGCCGGGCCAGCATATCATCTGTCAGGACGTCGCCCATCGGCTCCATGCAATAGGATAGAGCGGCGGCCATTGCCTCGCGCGCACCGTTGCCGGGATTCGGCGGCGGCCGGCGGTCGTCGAGGTTGATGACGTTGTCGGTCATGTGATGTTAACGAAAGTCTTTGAGCGCCGGCAGCAATACGGCGGTAGCAATCTCGGCGGCCATCTTATCGCGGAGGGCTTGGACCATTGCGTGTTTGTCCGTTCGCCAACTCTGCTCGCGGTGACTGACGGTCATCTTTTTACCGCCGAGCGAGAACACGGCTACCATTTCGGTCGTGTCGTCCATTGGATGTTTCATGGTGTGAATCACGCATTCGAACGTAGCATCGCCGACGTGGACGGCCTCAATAACACGGTCGCGGGCTTTCTCTTCCATCTCGGTAAGTAGCTTCACGCTGGCGTCGGTCGGCGCGCGGTGCTCGTGAACTTCGCGAGTGACGTATTCGGTGCAGCTGCGGGCGGGGGCAAGAACGATGCGATCAAACATCCGTTTTCCTTTTCTGCTGATTAAAGGACTTTTCCTGCATCTCGTAAGCTGAAGGACACGCATCGCATTTGATCATCACGATTTCACCATCGATCTTTTCCGGCCCGATCACTTCGCCATAGCCGCCGTTGCAGCAATTGTTGCCACATTTTCCACAGATCACCATCGGGCCGCACATCGGACATTTGTCCCAGAAGTGTCCGTTTGACTTCCAGCCGTCCATTGGGTGTGTCATGCTTTATCTACCTATTCTGGAAACTATCCTCGGCCGGGCTTCCCTACAGTGGCTTGCGCCAACGCTCTATTCGGGTTGCCATTATCGGGCACTCGCGACCCCGCCGGCTCCGGATTCCTGTGTTCAGTTGCGACGCGTTAAAGATCAGTCAGCTTGATGAGCCTCAGAAGCTCATCTGCCTCTTCGATGAAGCTTTTCTTGCTCAAGCCTACCGGATTTAGCGGCCTGTCGTGTTTCCAATCTTCCCAATCTTTGCCCCGCCACAGACGAGGGTCAGCATCACCATGAGCCTCGATGATCCATTTTATATAAAGTGCGAGCGCCAGCGTCTCTCGATCCATTTGCGTTACCTGTCTATTAAAGAGGTTCTTTGCGTTCTCGGCGCAAATCATCATGCTTCATCATGGTTGAGCCCATCGGACATCCCGCAAGAAAGTTCAATTGGCGCGATTGTTCTTTGGTCATGATTTCAGTCTCCGCTGTCCCAACTCATATCCTTGCCGCAGTGCTTGCACTCGCCGCGATGGTTCCCGTATCTGGTCTGCTCACGGGTCGCGGTCGAGACGCGCTCGTGGCCCGGGCATTTGGCCTCTCTGGCGACCCTCGCCTTGCATTTGCGCGCAAACTCTTGCCCATCAGCATCTAGCGTCGCCACCTCCTCATCGGTCAGCAACGTGACCGGCGTCCGGCTGATTTCTTCTGGCGTCCTCATACCGTCTCCTGCGTTCTGGCGCCGTCCTGATGACTGACGCGAGCCTTGAAATGTCTAAGTTAAGTCGAAACAGGGCGTTAAGATTAACGAACTATTTCCATTTTAGAATCAATGTACCGGTAAGTCATGGTCAGTCATCCGGTTTCCGGCTTGTTCCGATGCTTTACCCGGGCCAATTGGACGACTTCAATCTTGTCCTCGGCGCCGCGGCTATAGCGCTGGGTCATTGAGATGTTACTGTGCGTCGCGGCGTGCCGGACGTGCTCCAAGTCGGCGCCGGCGTCCGTGGCTTCGCTGATCGCGCCGGCTCGGCTATCCATGTTGCGGACCGTGGTGGGGATTCCCGCCGCGGTCGCCACAATCCGCCACCAGCGCCGGAACTCTGGGCCGGTCCAGGGCAGGCCGTCGAACTCGGATCGGATGATGGGGCCACTCATCGGCGTCTTGCCCAGATTGATCACATCCTGATAGGCGAGTTCTTCGAGCACCATCGGTGCATTCTGAAGGCTGATCTGGATTTCCTTCTGCCTCTTGCTTGTAACGTGCCGGAGGACTTGGTTCTGGTCGATCTCCTCCCAGCGGATTCCGCGGAGCCATTTCAGGCTGTCAGACTGGACGTCCGAGATACCCGGCTCGCGGATCGGCACCCACTCCCCGATGACATCCTTTTGTCGAAGCATGCATTCGAACTGAAAGGCCTGGGCGAGGGCGATCGAAGGTCGCTTCATCTCGTGAGCTTTGGCGCGGATGGCGACTGCCTGGTCGGCCGTTAGGCGCTCAGTGCGGGGCTTTGGCATGGCGAAACGCATCTTGCTCAGGATTCCGGAAAGCCTCGAGCAGTCCTCCTCCTCGAGGAGGGTGGCGCCGAAGCTGAATAGCGTTCTCAACATCCCGATCTTGGCGTGAGCAATGGCGATCTTGCCGCCAGCGGTCCAGTCCTCGTGCAGGCGACTGAAGGTGCGGCCCTTCAGATCGGCCAAAAGCTTGTCGCCGTGCTCGGTCTCGATTAGGGACATGAGCGCATCGTAATGGACGCGGCTGTTGTAGCGGATCTTGCGGTACGGGGAGTCCGGATCGGTCTTGTAGGCGCGCATGAGTGACCGTAGCGTCCCATCGAATGGGCCAACCTCTGGCAGGCCGCCGCGGGAGAACACTAGCATCTCTTGCTGTAGCTCATTGCAGCGGTCGGCGATCTGGTCCCATTCTTCCTTGCTTGGCTCGCCGGCGCCGGTCCAGAGCTTGAGGCTCTTGATGCGGAACCCCTTCGTAACCATGTCGGTGCGGGCCTGCCAACGGGCCTCCCATGTCTTGCCGCGCTGCCTCCAGACAAGACCTGGCGCATTCCGAACCCTCACCGGCTTACTCATGGCTCATTCTCCTGGGCGAGGTATCCAGCTTAACCCTATTCGTGCGGTCGAAATAATCCTTCACAGCCGGCCAATACCGCCGGTTTCCCCACAAAGCTTTCTTCTGCGGGAAGCCCGAGGCGCGATCCCGGTCGAGAGCGTGCAGCGCTGCCCGCGCGATCTTCTCCGGCACGCCCATGCGTCGGATCAGCTCTGCGTCTGTGACGTAGAGCGTTTCGCGGGTGTCATGGTCGAGCGTGTCGGTCATTGGCTCTTTCAGTTCGTTAGCGCGAGGTGCCGAGAAAGCGAACGCCGACACCTCCGAAGCCGTCGAAGTCGCGGCATACTTCATGCCATCCAACGATCGGCATGGCCGCATATTCTTCCGGCGTCATGACCTTGTGGGCCTTGAACTTTTGCTTGGCCAGGCTGTATCCGATGGTCAACGTTGATTGCTCCGCTTCGTCGCGCAGCTTTTCGAGCATGGTCTGGACAATCCATTCGAGATTGTCGCGCCGCGCCTCATCGTGTTCCGGCTCGGAGCGGAAGTCATTGCGGTTTCGGCAATCCACGAGCGCCTGCAAAAGGCTTTCCCACGTCGATCCCATGTCACTTTCCTTTTCTAGTGGTTACGGAATCTGCTTCGACGCGGTTAGGGTCTGAGAGGTATTTCAGCCACTCAAGAACCACGACCACCTCAGGTACCGGAAGAGGGCCCGGTATGCCTGCACCAAGGCCGCCTCTGATAACGCGCTGAGTAACTTCGTAACGGTCGAGATGCTCGATCACATCGAGAAACTTCTTGATGGTTCGGCGGGCCGGCTGTTTCATTTTCATTATCAACTCGTTAAGGTAATTTAGTCTCTCGCTTCATCAGAATGAGGAAGTGAGGAGATTTGTGAACGTTGTAGCCGGCGGCAACCGACGTATAGAGGTAGATGGGAGGAACCATTAATTCCCACCCTTTTGCCATAGCATCAGACATCACAGTCCCCATGTAGTTATCGAGAACGTGAACGACGTGGGCTTCTACTTCGATCATTCCGCTGCCTCGAATATTCGGCGGGCGTTGGCCGCCATGGCAAACTTGGCAATGTATTCCGAATAGGCTGGCGGGATAGCTTCCGACATTTCGTTGCCGGACATCCAATCAATACCCATGGCCTCGGGGCCGCAATAGACGCCAACGTCTCCCGTGATCGTCATGAAGCCGCCGTTGGCCCAATGCTCGCGACGGTTCTCGCCGCGGCGATTGACGCGAATTTTATGATCGTGGTGCGCCGGCTGCTCGATCGGGAAACTGCATTCGAAATGACGGTGCCGGTATGCACGAAGTCCAAACATATTGGCACACAGCATCAGATCTGCGCGGATCGGCGCCTCGGGTACATTCTCAATGACGTAGAGCGCACCGCTGGTGATCAACTTCGCGCGCACGGGCTCAATCAGGTCAGGATAGCCTGACAGGTCCTCGCGCGTCTTGAGCCGGCAAAACTTCTGACATGGAGGTGATGCCCAGATCAGATCAAATTTCCGAAAGTCGATCTGCATGACGTCGGCTTGGATGAAGGGGAACGGGTAACGCGGTTGCGGATCGATATCGACGCCAACGACCTGATAGCCTGCACGGGTCAGCCCCATGGCGGCACCGCCAGCACAACAAAACAGGTCTAGGGCAATCGGCATGCTGTTCTCCTTAAGTGGTGTCTAACTCTGTTTCTCGAACGCCGGATCGTTGATGATCCGGTTGAGCGTCGGATAGCAGCGGGCGAGCTGGCGCAGGGCACCGAGCGGCACCTTGACCATCACGGAATCGTCTGCGGTTTCGAATAGGCGCGTAACGCTGTCGATCTCCAGACCGTTCAAGGCCAATTCAACGTCATTGATCGCATCGCGCATCTGCTGGTGCTTGGATCTCATGACTTGCCCTGTGCGGTCTTTAACTCTGGATTTTCGGGCGGGATGTAAGCGTAGGTTTGGCCCTTCTGGACCATGATAATGTGAGGCCGGGAGACGCCGAAGCGATCAGCAAGAGATTGCTGCGTCACAACTCCGCGCGACCGTCTAATCTCCCGCACGTCGTCGGCAGTCAGCCTATATCTAGGCAGTCCTTTTCTTGGGAGGCGCTCTTTCTTGTAGCGGTCGCGCTGGTTTTCACTGCGCGTTTTCCACCCAAGATGGATCTGGTTGCAGCATCCAAGATGACCATTCCCGCAACTGTGGGCTGCCTCATGCTCGGGAGAAGGTGCCGGGCCATGCGCCAAAGTGCACATCAGAACGTGCGCGCACCACATCTCGCCCATGTAACCTAACTGTCCGTAACCGTCTGTCACCCGCGCGAACGGATAAGGCAAACAGTCGTTTCCGGCATAGGAAACATTGGCGATGATCCACGCCGCACACTTGCCTTTACCTTTGTTGTAGCCGCCTGATGTCATGTTCTGAAATCGTCAGTTAAAGAAAGCAGTTGCTGCCGCGCGGTGCCCCGGATGTGAGACAGCCGCGCGATTGCTCCAAGCGTGGAGCTATCTGCGCTGCAAAACGTTTCGATCTCCTCCAGAGCCTTCCTGGCGCTCGCGAGTTGCGACGTTGCCTTTCTGGCCTCGTCCTCCCATCCGCGTTGGATTATGATCTGCGCTGCAAGCTGGGCGCGGAGGCGCTCGATCTCGTCGAGCAATGGAGATGCAGAAGTACCCAGAGGCGGCTTCCATTCCTGCGCGCCTTCCGAGTGTGTCCAGCCGGCGCGTAGGAGCGCTCGCTCGGCCCGGTGAAGTCGTTCTAGTGCGCGTTGATCGCTCATCGCGTCGTTCTCCTTAAGGCTTCAATAAAGCTGTTTCTGGAGCATCGATCACCTGATATTTCCAAGGCAGCAGATCATTCTTGCTGCAGCCGGCGCAGTACGTATCTGCCATGCTCCTGGAATCGAAAGCGGCCATGTTGTGCCAGTCATCATGACCGCGCTTTCGTTTATACTGAACGATTGCGACTAGCCCTTTGAACGGATTATCTCTCATTTCCGCTCTCCCGCTGCATCCGCGATCGCATCCATCGTCTTGCGGTTCGCGGCCCGCGTCCTGATGGCCTCGGCGATGTCACGGCAGGCCTGATCATATCCATCACTGTATATTTCTGGATCATCCCAATTGCCATTATCGACATGCCCCAGCGCGATCTCGGCGCATTCGGAGAAGATGGCTTCACCCGCGCCGTAATCTGCAGTCACCTGCAGATCACTCTCTCCGGAGTTGAGAGAGCGAGAAGCTGGCGCGGGTGAACGAATGCCGTAGATGTACTCTTCTGGTGTCATGGCCTCCTCGTAGACAAAATCTTCCTCGCTCACGTCGAGATATTCCAGAAACAATTGAACACCAGCTTCGCGATCGGATGGATGTGCCTTCAGCACGGCATGCTTGGCGTCAAATGCGACAAGAGGCGCGGGTGAACTCGGGAGGGCGGCGTAGACGATACGCGATCGCATATCGGAACGCGACCTCATAGCTTCAAAAGCCTCTCTTGCGACATCCATCCATAGGTCTGTGCCATGGCGCTCATCGTCATCTGTGCACATGGTCTGATAGATCGCGACCGGCTCACCCTGAGCGGGGAGGGCGGCCTTGAGCTGCGCGATGTAAGCCTCCAGCGAGGCAATCCGCTGGTCCTTCCAATCGGCCTCGTTCATCGGGCCGCACTTCATTTCGTCAGTCATGGCATACCCCAAGGCAGGCCGAGCCAAGGCGTCGGCTTTGAACGCAAGTCACTGTGCAGCGTGAGGATCGCGGCACCTGCCCAGCGGGCCACCGTGCACGCGCCAATGAAAGCCAAGACGTAGATCATTGCTCAACCTCGCTGTGTCAGAGCCTGCTCCAGCTCTGCGATCGACTTTTTGACCGCGCCCTGCAGCTCAATGAATGCGCCGGGCGGCCAATCCTTGATATCGGCACGCATGGCCTTCTCCGCATTCCAGAGTTTTTTGATCTCGGCACCGTCCGCTGCGTTGGTGGCATTCATCATCATCACGCGATAGCGGCTGATGTAGTCAACCGCCCCGGCCTGTGGGTTGACGGCAGGGGTTGTGGCCGGGGCGGCTTCTTCCGTCGCGCGGGTTCCAACCTGCGACGAAATCAATTCCTGGGCGCTGCGCTGATCATGGATGATACGTGGTCCGTCCTCATGAAACTCGCCCTCGATCTGAACTCCGCGCGCAGGATCAATCCACGACAGCTTGCCGCGCTCCTCGTGGGCCTCCTCCATCGCGGCGGCTATCTGCATCACGTTGAGCGGTGTCGATCTGGCAAGCCTGCGCTTAACCGTCTTCGCGCACATGGCGGGGAAGCCGATCGTCAACTCGTTCCATGGTGTGGCGGCGCCGCCATTCACTGCCGGCGACTTGGCCTTGACCGCCATCAGATCGTCGATACCCATCACCTCGACAATCGATGGGCGCGAGAGGGACGAAGCTGTGGCCCATGCCGCGATGATCGGCGCCTTGTTGCCGAGTTTTGGCTTGTGGCGCACAAATCCGCGGTCGCCCAACTCATAATCGAACTCGTCTCCGTCGCGAACGACTTGGCCTTGGATGGTCAGTCCAGAGCGGGCGCCAAGGGTATTGTAGCCCTTGTAACCGACGATCAGTTGCGCGCGGTTTGCGAAGGGTACGAAGAAGGCTTGGCCGGTGATTCCGTCGACCTCCAAACCGAGGCAGGCAGCAGACATCGCCGAATTGAGCAGGCTTTGCCGATCGGCGCGGAGCAATTTCGGAGTGCGCTCAATCGAAATCATGATCGTGCGCATCAGTCGCTCAACCGGCATGGCACCGCCAAGCGCCTGCTCAAAATGCGGCGTGAGCGGGCGCAGCGTGTCTTCAAAGATTACAAGGTCAGATGCCACCGAATGTCCCATCGATCTGTTGTGGAATGTGCGCCTTGACCGTCACCGACGTTGTGGGCTTGACGTAATAGCCATTTCGCGGCGATCGCGTGATCTTGACCCGGATGCCCTGCGGCAGTTCGATCTCGTCGGCATCCTTCGCCAGTGCCAAGAGCTTGGCCTTGGACTTCTCCTCGACCTTCTCGGCCGCGAGCCGCACGACGCGCTGATAGTCCGCGTCCATCACCATCTGCGCAATCTTGGTGGCCTCGACCTCGCCGAGCACCGCCGTCGCGTCGACGATCTCGCCTGTCGGCACTGCGAAGATGATCTTGAGCAGCGGCACCTCGATCGGTGACCCGAACGGCTCCGGCTCATTACCGGCTTCGACATCGGCGAAGAACTGCCGCGCCTCGTTCTCGAACAGTTCCCACAGGTCCGGCATCGGCTTGCGGTGGAAATAGGTCATGTCACCGCCGCACCACAGCGCGATCGATCCCCACTCGTATGGCGTGACGCCGTCGCCGACGTACATCTGCTGCTGAAGCTGGATCTCATGCTGGCGCGGTGGCGTCTTGCCGCCGTCCCATTCCTGCATCAGTATTTTGTAATCGAAGCAACATTTGGTTTCGAGCGCGCCCGGCCCGCGCTGCGGATCGTAAATGTCGGCATCACGCGAGCAGCCGAGCAAGCCGCGCTGCAAATAGACCTGCGAGCCGTCGGGCTGGCGGTTGGTCTTGACCTCGAGCCGCAAGTCAGTCGCCGCCTGCTCCAGCAACAGCGGCTCCATCTTCGTGCCCCAATCAAGCCGGTTGTGCTCCGGGCCGGGTGCCTCGATGCCCTTGGCGAAGCGCTGGTACAGCATCCATTTTGTCACGTAGGGCGAGATACCAAGCAGTCCTGACATCTCCGTCGCGCTGATGGTTTTTTTGGTCGGATCAGGCATCACACCCTCTCGTTCTTACTTTCATCCCGCTTGTGATCCAGGCTCGCGATCAGCGCGTCGAACTTCGACATGATCCGGTCGTGCTCGGTGGGCTCGGTGTAGAACCCGGCCTCATGCAGCAGTTCGTTCGTCACATCGTCCCAGCCGTCGGCGTGAATGTGGTGGATGAACGCGATCTGGCCGTACTGCTTCGTACGAATGCGATCGACGATGTTGGCGCGCGTCAGCTCGGGGTCGACAATGCTCTCGCGACCGCGCCGGCCATGGTCGATCATGCAGACAAAATAATCGACGCTCGGAATGATTGAACAATGCGCGCTCATCAGATCCTCCTCAGAGCAACAGCCGGCCTCTTGCCGTTCTGCAGATCAAGCGCGGTCTGCCACTTGGCAAGCTCACGCTCCTCGCGCCCAGCACTCAGCCGATGCGTGTTCAGCAGGAACTGGTGCCAAGTGATGTTGCACCTGACGCACTGCTCCTCGTAGGTCAGGCCGTGCTCGCAATGCTTGGTCATACGCCAACGCCTCCGTATATGAGGCCGGCGAGCACGGCGATGACCGGCGCCGCGAGCATGGTGAACAGGATGGCGATGATTTTATCGGTGAGGGTGAGTGGCGGCATGTCGTGCTCCCGTGTTGATGGGGAGCACCTTAGTTCACATAATGTGAAGATGTCAAGCTAGAAAATCACAAATCGTGAACTACGCCGCTTGGGGCGGGAGTTTCATCCGGACCTCGTGAGGGAGCCGAGAAGGGTCAGCCCGATAGATCCAATCTAGCGTGAGGCCATATTCTTCGCAGAATTTAATCGCAACTGGTAACGTGATGCGGCGCTCGCCGCTTTCATATTGCGACCATGCGTTGGCCCCTACCTTGAGCCTTTTGCACACCTCGGCCGGCTTCACGTCGAGCGCTTCCCGCGTGGTTTTGAGCCGACTTGCCAACGATTTATTCGATTCAGGCATGCCCCATTTTGGCAGTTCACAAGGAGTGAAATCTACTCCCGATATGTGAAGGCTTGACATCTTCACGAAATGTGAACTAAGAAGGGGCATGCTGAAGACAGTCGAAGCCGTGGTCGAAGCTCTCGGTGGGACGACCGCCACCGCATCCACAATCGGAGTCGGAGCGTCTGCGGTGAGCAATTGGCTCGACCGCGGCAAGATTGCGCCGGATAAATTCTTGCTTGTGCGTGACGCTTTGGCGGCAGTCGGCAAGAAGGTCGACCCCTGCGTCTTCGCGTTCAAATCGGCAGAGGCCCGCGCATGACGCGGGAATCTCACAACGTTGCCCATGTCGGCCATTCCGGGGTGTGTCGAAACGACGACATTGGAATCGATTGCATCCGGTTGCAAGAACAATTTTCGCGATCATTCCGCCCGGCAGTCGATCCCGATCAGCGGCTCGTACATGAGCTTCAGCTCCGTGCACGATTTTACCGGCACAGCGACGTTCAACAGCGAGATCGCGAAGACAATCGCGCCGACCGTCAGTCCGGCGACCTTGAGCGCTTCCATGAGGGTTCTCCAGCCGGGCACCATCATACCGCATATCCAGTTGTGTTGTCACGGGCAGTCTTGCCTGAGTTGCGTAGGGAGTGTTCATCATGGGGGCAGCATCAGCGGTATCTAATGCCGATGCAATTAAAACCGTCCGACATGTCAGTCGGGAGACCGACAGATCCGTCGGAGACGCGCTCAAAGACATCGCAAAGCTCGTTCTTTGGCCTGAAAACACAGCGCCAAACCTTGCCGCGGCCTGCGGCTGCAGCGTGCGGCAGGCCGAGCGGATGCTCGGTGCTCACTGCGATTGGTCTGGCGACGCCACGGCCGCGATCATCGCCGAAGTTCTCCGCCGCCACTCCATGCGAAATTTCAAGGTGAAAGCGCGATGATGCATCACACCCTGCCAAACCCTTTCGAATTCGTCGCGGCATCAGGCGCGGCGGATGGGCCGGCCGCCGAACCATACTCCCTGGCTCCGGTGGCCGGCTTCCAGCTCGACGAGGCGCGGTTCATGGCCGCGCTCAAGCCCGGATACGTCATGGTCGAGCGCGAGTTGCTCAGTCGTGTCGTGAAGCGGCTGAAGCAGGCAGCGGCGAGAGAGCGTCAGGCATTGCGGGGGGCGGCATGAGTGGATCACGCGAGGCGTCAGTGCAGTGGAAGCCGGAGTGGATCGATCGGCTCAAGGGCCATCTCGCGGCCTCTCTGTCAGCGAAGGCCGCGGCGATCGAACTCAATGGCGAGTTCGGCACAAGGTTCACCCGCTGCTCGGTGATCGGAAGGGCTAGACGATCCGGATTTGCGCTGATCTCGGGGAGCAAGGGCGGCATCAAATCCACCAAGGTCAAACGGCCACGTCTCCCCAGGAAGGCCGCCAGTAGGCCGAAGCCGGTGACCGCACCATTCGTACCCCGCCCCGATCCGCGGCCTGGGCAGGTCCCGCTGCTCGAGCTGGTACCGGATGGATGCCGGTGGCCGAGCGGGGAGGGCGCGGCAATGCTGTTCTGCAATGAGCCGCAGGAACCCGGTCAGGTCTATTGCTCGGAGCACTGCTGCCTCGCCTATCGCCTGCCTGAGCCGCGGAGGCAGCGCAACTGATGGACGTCCTCACCAAACCCGCCGCTCACGATATGATCGTCATCGACCTGCCGATGCCACCGACGGCCAACAATCTGTTCATCGGGGCCGGCCGACGTCGCATCAAGAGCGCGTCCTACAGGGCGTGGGAGGACCGCGCCGGCTGGGATCTGGTGCGCCAGCACCCGCCGCGAATCAAGGGCCCGGTGTCGGTGCTGATCGAGGTCAGCCTGCAGGAATCCACTGACACCTGGGACCTCTGTAATCGCGAGAAGGCGACCATGGATTTGCTAGTGACCCACGGCATCATCCAAGGCGATCACCGGCCCATCGTGCGTGATTTCTCCATGCGCTGGGCGCTGGTCAAGGGCGTGCGCGTGACGCTGCGAACGAATTGGCCGGCGTAAAGGAGCCCATCAGGAATGACGCCAGTCTGCGATCTCATCGAGAAAATGTTGCTGGAGAATTATCCTCTCGACGCGATCCTGATGGCTGCTCGCGCGCTTGAGACTGTTACGCGTAACAGTGACGTAACCGTTACGCAACCGTTACGCAACGTTACGCGGGAGCAGTCTCGCGTCAGAATGATAAACTACAGAAATCGCTTGAAACTTCAACATGTTGCCAAAGCAAACGATGTGGCAACCGAGACCGTAACCGTTACGCAACCGTTACGCAACGAGGCTTCTACGCGCGACTTACTTACTTCTTCTCTCTTACTTCCTGAAGACCCCTTGAGGAAAGAAAGCAAGAGAGAGGTGGTTGCGCGCGCGAGGGGCACGCGGCTCAAGCCCGGCGAGTGGCTGACGCAACCGTTCATCGATGAAGCGATCGCGCTCGGCGTGCCAGCCGGCCGTGTCGCGTCGCTCTGGGATGAATTCGTGGACTATTGGGCAGCACTGCCAGGGTCACGTGGGACCAAGCTGGATTGGCTCGCCACGTGGCGCAATCGCATCAGGCAAACCGTATCGAAAGGACAGGGAAATGGAAAAACTTCCCCCGATCACTCCCTTGGCGGGTTCTCGGGACTTGCAGCGAAGCTCCGGCGAAAGATCGCTGAAGACGAGGCCGCTGCTGACCAAGATGCCGCCCGTGGCGAACCGTACGACCGACATTGAGATCCCGCGCTCGGCGTGGAGTTCGTGGAAGGAAAGTGGCAAGGCGCGGCAGCTCCGCCGGCCGCTGACAGGATCCGAAGTTCTGGCGCTGGAGAACCGCCGCGACGAGCTCGCCCCAGCTGTCGCACCGTATGACGCGCGCGAGGCTGATCGTGTTGCCCTGGCGCTCACTGATATGTACGGCGGCTATCCGTCGATGGGATCGCGCGGGGATCAATCCGTCGCAGGCCGCGTAGAGGCCGTGCGGAGGGCGGTGGCTGCATTCCCGTGCTGGGCGATCGAGAAGGCCTGCCAGTCAATCCACGCCAATGGCGTATGGCGGGACGGGGCCTATGACCGCAAATGGCCGCCGACCGACGCCGAGATTGTCGATGCTGTCCGCGAAGCAGCCCGACTTTACACAGACAGCTATCGCTCCGCGGTGAATTTGCTTGCCGCCGAAGTCGAGGAAGATATCCGCTTCCGAGCCAGGGACGCCGCCGAATGAGCGTTTTTGCGCCAGAGCTTTTTCCCCTCCGCCGGCCGCGCATGTACACGCCGGCCCGTGACGCCTTCCTGCGTGCCAATGTGGGCATCGATCCGGCCATCCTCGCCACCGAACTCAAGGTCAGTACCAGATTCATCTGCCGCTATCAGCGCAAGCTCGGCATCCGCCTGTGCACCTGGCACGATCATGGAGCGACGCAATGAGCAGGATCATCCGCAGAATCCGCGAGATCGCGGCATCGGAGCACGGCGGCTGCTCGCCGTTCCCGGTCGAGCTCGCAACCGGATGCCTCGGTATCGTGGTGATGATTGGGGCTATGGTGCTGCTCGGCACGTTCTTTGTGTGGTGTTTGTCATGACCCATTGGCGCCACGCGCGGCAGCACAGCAGCGAGACGGCCCACGCCGTGTTCGGATTCTATCTCGGCCTCACCTTGGGCATCGGCATCGGATACATCTCGTCATGGCTGTGAATGATCGCTGGGAGCCGTATCGCGTCATCCTTGACCTCGAGGGGCTGGAGGACGGTATCCTCGATCGCATCGATGATCTCGAAACCACCTTCGAACAGATCGAGATGGCGGGCGGGATGGCGCATGGCCAGCTTCAGAAATGCCTGACCAAGAACCCCGGCAAGCGCATCGTCCAGGCCCGCAACAACCGCCATGCCAGCAACAAGCGCAACTTTGGCTGGGAAAGCCTCGGCAAGGCACTCAAGGGCACCGGCCTGGCGCTGGTGCTGGTGGTCGACGACGAGCGGTTCAAGGATACCAAAGAGCAGTTGGTTAGGCGCAAACGGCCACGGCAAAATAGCCATGCTAAGCCCCTTAGCAAACAGGCATTGAACCAAATGATTGCAGGGGCTTTTGCCACTCATGGTAGGAAGGGCGGACTGCTTCGCTCGGCGCAACTGAGTCCGGCGATGCGACGTAAGATAGCCAAGGCAGCAGCGAGGATTAGATGGCAAAAAAGATCCCAGAAAAGCGCAGGTTCGCCTGCGGTATTATCGTCAACCAGTTGCCTCCCGTAGGCGCCATTCTCAGCAAATTTGACGTCGACCTGGAGAAGGGTGAATTCTACTATAAGCCAGTCCCAGGCAATGATGATTGGAACAAAAATTGGGCAGGCGGCCTCGCTGGATATGGCTACGGCACTGGGTATGTCTCAGTGAAGATTGATCAGATACCCTATCGTGCGCATCGTCTCATTTGGAAGGTAGCACATGGGCACGATCCGCGCGGTGTGATCGATCACATCAACGGCGTACGGGATGACAACCGATTGGAAAACCTGCGGGATGTGATGCCGGTTGAGAACGCGCGCAACGCAGTCGATGGCAGGTGGTCACGAGAACTTGCAAGGCGTGCCGATGTAGCCAAGCGCGATCGGCAGGCGAGGATTGAGGCGCGAGAACGTGAGTTGCTGGCGCGGCTGAAGGCAAAATATGAGGCTGCGGCATGAGCGAGACCGAGGCGCAGCTCAAGCAGCGCGGCCATGAGCATCTCCTGGCCGGGGATTTCGCCAGCGCCAGGCCCGTCTACGAGATGTTGATGGCCATGGGCAGCCGCGACATCGAGGCGCGGTTCTGTCATGCGCAATTGATCGATGATGGCACCCATGCCCGCCGCGCCGAGGCGCGGGATATGCTGCTGGAGATTCTGGACGAGAACCCCGGCATGCTGGAGCAGGGAAGCGGGCCGGATCTGCTGGTGGTCAGGGCCGCGGCCCAGCGCTGCGCCACCGTCGGGCCATTCGACCGGGCGATCGCGCTGTACCGCGTACTGGCGCGGCTATCGGGCGACGCCAGTGATTATTTCCAGCTCAGCGAGATCCTGACGCAGGGCAATTTCCTGGGAGAATCAATCCGGAGTCTGGAGAAGGCGATCGAGCTTGATCCCGCCTATCACACGCCAGCCAATCGCGAGACGCTGGAGATAGCAAGATCGCGCGTGACCAGGGCCAAAGAGAAGACCGTCGGCCGCTACCCGGACACACCGGCATTCCATGGCGATCTGCAAGCGCTGATTCGCGGCCATATCGCGGTCAATCTGACCAGCGAGCCAAAATTCCTGAACAAGAGCAGCAGGTTCTTCACGATGGGGTCGTGCTTTGCCCGCAACCTCTCCATGAGCCTGTTCAGGAGCGGCTATGTCAGCCATCACATGGAAATATCGGAATACATCAACACGACGTTTGCGAACCGGATGTTTGTGGATTGGCTCAGCGGCGCCGATATCCCTGATGATATCCGCGATCGTCTGCTTGAGCTGCTGCCACTGAGCTGGCATCGAGACAAGACGCTTGGGGTGATCGGGAGCAGCGACGTGTTCATCCTGACGCTTGGCGTGGCCGCAGCATTCTTCGATCGGGTGACAGGGGAGTTCGTGCTGCCGCGACCGAGCGCGCTGAACTCGCGGGCATTGGCCGAGAAATACCGCTTTCGCACCGCAACCGTGCAGGAGAACGTCGACAATGTCCTGCATCTGATCGCCTTCGTCAGGTCCATCAATCCCCGCATCAGGATCGTGGTGACGGTCTCGCCGGTGCCGCTATTGGCTTCGTTCGAATTCGAATCAGCGGTGCAGGCCGACTGCCTGTCGAAATGCACCATGCGGCTCGTCGCGCATGAGGTGGTGAACAACTCAGGGATTGCCGATATCCTCTATTGGCCATCGTTCGAGGTGTTCCGGTGGGCCGCCTCCAATGCCAGCGACTATTACGCGGCCGACGATGGCGCGGCCTGGCATGTCTCGGAGGACAAGGTCGCCGGCACGGTCAGGGCATTCGTCGAGATGTTTTCGGGCGACTAGCGGAGCGGTGCGTTGTTGGATGGCACAACTGTGTCCAGCATCGACGCATGCAATCGCGCAAGCGCTTATCGCCAAATCTCAAGGTCTATTCGACAAAGCAAAAGCCTCGCGGTCGCGCCGGCAAGCGCTCGCCCATGCAATTGGTGGCATTGCGCATGGCGGACTTGGCGATATTGTTTCGCAGCCGATATGGCTATGAACTCCCGAACGACGACGCGGGCCGCGATGATTTGGTCGTCGCGCTCAACCATCTTGCCTGCTTGGCCCATCCTCGAGGCCATATAGCCAATTGGATCGAAATATGGGCCCCGTGGCTCACTGCAGCCGAGCAACGGGACATAGTCGCCCCGATCCTTGCCAACCCCACGCGATGGAAGGCCGATGCACTCGCATGGCGCCTCAGATTGACAATGGAGCAGCGAACCATGCTTGGAATCACGACAATCGGTGCAATCGACATGAACAAGGGCGCACGCACCAAGCGTCGCAACCAGCGCGATCGCGAGCGTAAGGCCAAGCAGCGACGCGCCAAGGGGATCAAGCCGCGCAAGGCCTACGAAGCCCAGTCAATCAGTCGGCAGAAGCCATGGGAAGCCGAGGGCATCTCACGCCGCACATGGTATCGACGCCAGAGTGCACTTGTGCCACATGGCACAGGTCCGGCTACAGCATAAGCCTATCTATTGCTGTAGATGCACTTGTGCCATGTGGTGCGCAGCCAAAGCGCATGCCAACCCATTGCCGAACAGCCTTGCTTGTCAATTCAACGGGGATACGAGAGGGAACTCGTTGTTCGACCCAACGCGATAACGATCAATCTGGCATCGTCTTAACCACCCGTTAACGTGATGACTGATCTAAACAGTTGATATTGTTGATACATTGCAATTGCGTCAGTCATAGATGCACTGAGACCAGCTCGAGGCAGCGACCTCGAGCGAAACGGCTCAACTTCGCAACGTGTTGATATCATTGGAAAAAAGACCCAGTAGGTACCGGGGTGGGAGGAAAACCTGGCGCCGGTGAGATATTCGACATCCCTCCTCTTTTGCGCGCGGCTTTCTGAGACTTTCCAATGACTTGATGTTCATTTTTACGGCGGCCGGTTTTGAAAACCTCTGGCTGGCGGTGCGTTGTTTATGGTTTGCCTGACGGTTACTGCCGTTACTATGACGAACGAATTTGAATTTGGCCCGAAAATGCGGGTGCTGACGGAGAAGCAGCGCGCGTTTGTGATGGCGATGGTCGAGTTCCCGAACCAGACGCATGCGGATGCGGCGCGGATGGCGGGATATTCAGACGCTGGCGATGGGTGCAAGGTCAGGGCCTGTAACCTGTTGCAGGACAAGCGGATTGTTGAAGCGCTGCAGGAGCAGGCAGGCAAGAAGCTGTGGGCGATTTCGCTGAAGGCGGCGAGCCGGCTCGAGCGGTTGCTGGACAGCGAAGACGATGTTGTTGCTTTGCGGGCGACTGGGATGGTGCTGGACCGGGTTGGGCACGCGGCGGCGCAGAACATCAATATCCATCAGCATGTGACGGACGAATCCGGCAAGGTGATCCTCGACCGGATCCAGGCATTGTCCGAGAAGCTTGGCGTTCCGGTGAGGCAGTTGCTGGCAAAGCCGGCTGTGCCGGTGGTTGATGTTGAGTTCTCGGAAGTGGAGATTGAAAAATGAGTTTAGGTGGATTTGATCTTATCGCCGATCTGCGCCTTTTGCTGGATCAGGTACCGATGGTTGAGCGGCAACGGCAAGTAGTTCTTCAAGCGATAAAGGAGCTTGAACCGATATATGAGGAAAGGCGTCGACTGCGGTTCAGGTCGTCATCGCTCAAATACCTCAATGATCCCGCTGATGGCTGAGCCGTCACTTTCCGAACTTCAGGACATCCTGGCGGGCTTGCAGGCGCTGGACTATCGGCGGACCTTCCAGCAGTTTTTCGATTTCCAGCCCTATGCGCGGCAGCGTGAGTTCCTGAAGGCGGGGGCTGCGTTCAGCGAGCGGCTGCTGATTGCCGGCAACCAGAACGGCAAGACGCATGTCGGGGCCTATGAGGCGGCCTGTCACATGACGGGGCTGTATCCCGATGACTGGCAGGGGCGGCGGTTTGCGAAGCCGACGCGGGGCTGGATCGCCGGCGAGACCTCGCTTGTGGTGCGGGACGTGCAGCAGAAGAAGCTGTGCGGCGAGCCGGGCGTGGATGCGGCGTTCGGCTCGGGGATGATCCCGAAGGACCTGTTCACTGACAAACCGTCGATGGCGCGCGGCATTACCGATGCCTATGACACGATCCAGGTCCGGCATGTCTCGGGCGGGGTGTCGGTGGCGCGGTTCAAGTCGTATGAGCAGGGCCGGCAGAAGTTCCAGGGCGAGACGCTGGACTGGATCTGGTTCGACGAAGAGCCGCCGATGGATATCTATTCGGAGGGGCTGACCAGGACCGCGGCGACGCACGGCATCGTGTTCATGACGTTCACGCCGCTGCAGGGCCCGACCGACGTCGTCAACCGCTTCCTTGACGAACCCTCGCCATACCGCACAACGATCACGATGACGATCGAGGATGCCGAGCACATCACCCGCGAGGAGAAGGATCGGCTGATCGCGTCGTGGCCGGCGCATGAGCGCGAGGCGCGGGCGCGCGGCACGCCGATGCTGGGCTCGGGGCGGATCTTCACAGCGCCGGAGGATTCGGTCACCGAGGAGCTGATCAAGTCGGTGCCTGACCACTGGTTCAAGCTGGGTGGCCTTGATTTTGGCATCGATCACCCGTTCGGCTTCGTGCTCATTCTGTGGGACAAGGACGCCGACGTGATCCACGTCCACCACTGCTACCGCGTCCGTGACGCGCTGCCGATCCAGCACGCCGACGCGATCAAGAAGGTGGCGGCCGCGGTCCCGGTGGCGTGGCCGGTGGACGGCAATGTGCGCCGCGACGACGGCAAGCCGATGGCGGACCACTACAAGCGGCATGGCGTCAAGATGCTGCCGGGACATGCGACCTGGCCCGACGGCTCCGTATCGACCGAGGCCGGCGTGATGGAGATCGACGAGCGGGAAAAATCGGGCCGGATCAAATACGCCAGCCATCTGTCCGACCTGCTTGCCGAGCGGCGGATGTATCACCGCAAGGACGGCAAGATCGTGAAGGTTGGAGATGACCTGCTCTCGGCGCTGCGCACCGCCGTGATGGCAAAGCGGCAAGCCCGCCAAGTCCCGCTCGGACCAAACGGCGGTAGCGGAACGGGCGGTGGCCCCCGCGCACCCGTAGCCCCCGGCACGGAGTTTGACCTCTTCACGGGTCAGTAGTTCCCTCGGCGGTGCGTTGCTGGCTGGCCGCATCCCGCACACCTTCCCGGCCATGGGCTTCCTTTCCTCATTCACGGGCTCCGCAGTCGCCGATCTCGGCCTTGGCGCCGGTGGCGGGCTGGGCGGCCAGTTCGCCAGCGATGTGCAGTCCGAGACGGACGAGCAGCGCAAGAAGCGGCTGTTGCAGATGCAGCAGGCCAAGCTGATGGGCCCGGCCGGCTCGCTCGCGGTGAACAGCCTGTTCGGCTCGCGTGGAGGCATGGGAGGGGCATCAGGTGCTGGCTACTAGCCTCGAGAAGCGCCTTGGCTTCGACCTGCGCGCGACATGGCAGGTCCGGATGCTGATCGCAACCACCGGGATCGACCGCGCCGTCGTCATGTCGGTGCTGGCGCACAATTACGACGAGCAGATGCCCTATGTGCTGACGGTCGCGTTCTCCTGGTATGTCGGGCCGCGCACAGAGATACCGCTGCCGTCACTGACCTCGGCCGCGCGCATCGACAAGGCAGGCCGCATCGTCGCCGACATGGTCGATCGCCAGGGTCGCAAGCGCAAGGATCAGGTGATTTTCGCGAGCGAGATCAAGCTGCGGGATTCGTTTCGCCGGCTCGCCGATCACCTGAAACTCAGCGACGGTGACCGCATCGAGATGTTCCACGCCGTGCAGCGCTGGGTGGTCGCCGACCGCCGCCTCGATCCCACCATGAACCCGCTGGACCCAGACGCAAAACGATTGGTGAACTGATGGCTGAAGTACTCAAGCGCAATCATTACGGACAATTCGACTACCTCAATGATGAGGATTCGAAGGTCTATGCAGAGGTTTGCAATAGCAATGATCCAAAGGATCAAAAAATCAAAACACTACTTGAGCGTTTAGCTTCGTCATCGCGCGACGCTCACCGCGCGTCGAGGTATTGATTGGCCTACGAGCTGACCACCGCCGCCACCGATCCTGCCCCGCCATCACGGCTCGGTCGGCTCGTTTCCGAGCGGGAGTTCAATCTCGTCACGGCAATCCTGCGCGAGTTCTCACAGTACCAGACGCGCCGAAGCATGTTTGCGATGCAATGGGAAGAGGTAGCCCAGCTCATCCTGCCGACGGCGCGCAACACATTCTTCTATCAGAGCTACAACACGCCTGGCCTGAAGAAGACCCAGCAGCAGGTCGATGCCACGGGCGCACTGGCGCTGCATCGTTTTTGCGCCATCGCCGATTCGCTGGTGACGCCGCGCAACATGCAATGGCACGGCCTGTCCTGCGACGACTATATCAAAAAGGACATCGCGGTCAGGCTATGGCTGGAGAGCATGGCGCGGAAACTGTTCAAGATGCGCTACGCGGCGCGCGCCAACTTCGCGGCCTCGAACTACAAGAACTGGCAATCGACCGGCGCGTTCGGCAACGCCACCATGTATACCGATGCCTATGACGACCGCTGGCATGGCGGCGGCCGCGGCCTGCGCTACAAGTCGGTGCCGCTCGGCGAGACATTCTTCGGCGAGAACCATCAGGGCCAGGTCGATCGCATGATCCGCTGGTTCCGCCTGACGCCGTATCAGGCCGTGCAGAAGTGGGGCCGCGAGTGGCTGCCTGACGCGCTGGTCGCGCCGCTGCAGCAGGACAGCCAATGGCGCTACAACTTCCTGCATTGCGTCCGGCCGCGCGATCTCGGCGAGTACGATCCCAGTGCGTTCGACCATCGTTCGATGCCGTTCTCATCCTATTACGTCTCGATCGAGGGCCGCTGCCTGATGGCCCCTGAGAGTGGCTATCGCACCTTCCCGTTCGCAGTCAGCCGCTACGAGCAGGCGCCGGACGAGGTCGAGGGCAGGGGACCGGCCCAGATCGTGCTGCCCGGCCTGAAGACCCTGAACGCCGAGAAATCGATCTTCCTGAAGACCGGCCACCGCGGCGCCGATCCGGTGCTCTTGATCGCCGACGACGGGCTGGTGGGCATGGATCTGCGGCCCGGCGCGCAGAACAAGGGCGGCGTCACCGCAGACGGCAAGCCGCTGGTGCATATCCTGCCGACCGGCGACATCAAGATCACGCTGGAGATGATGCAGGAGGAGCGCGGCATCATCGACGACACGTTCCTTGTCTCGCTGTTCAAGGTCCTCTCGGAAAATCCGAACATGACCGCGACGCAGGTGGTGGCGCTGGTCGCCGAAAAGGGCATGCTGGTGGCGCCGACCTTGGGGCGGCAGCACACCGAATATGTAGGCTCCGGCCTCGTTCCGCGCGAGATCGACGTGCTGTTCGAGCTCGGGCTGATCGATCCGCCGCCGCCACGACTGATCGAGGCCGCAGGCAATTCAAGGCGCAACCTGCTGTCGCTGATCGAGGTCACCGATACCTCGCCGCTGTCGAAGGCGGCGCAGATGGGCGAGGCGGCCGGCTTCAACCAGTGGATCGAGAACCTGACCAAGGTCGCCTCGGAAATGCAGGATCCGAGCTGGCTCGATGGTGTCAACTCAGACGCGGCCTCGGCCGACCTCGCCGACATCTATAGCGTGCGGGAGAGCTGGAAGGCGACCCCGGACCAGATCGCGCAGAAGCGCAAGGCGCGCGCCGGCGCCCAGCAGCAACAGGCCCGGATCGCCGCGATGCCGGGTGAGGCAGCGATGCTCAACGCCCAGTCCAAGGCGCAGGCCAACCCGGCCGCGCTGCCGCAACAGCAGGGGGCGCCCGCATGACCCCCGAACAGGCGCTGGCTGTCTTCGATGACTGCAAGCGCGCCTACATTCTCACCTTCGGCACGGATGCCGGTCGCACCGTGCTTGCCGACCTAGCCAAATTCTGCCGCGCCAATCAGAGCACGGCAGTAGCCGGAGATCACGACCGCACCTGGGCCCTGATCGGCCGGCGCGAGGTCTATCTGACGATCCGTGACTATCTCGACCTGACACCGGAGCAACTGGTGGCCAGATTTACCAGGCCCGCGCAAGGAGCGATAAGCCATGACGACCGAACTACCCCTCCCGACTGACCACGTTCATTTCTTCAATCACCACACCGGCCGCCCGCGCTTTCATTTCGATGAGGCCCCGCCTCCCGCGCCACCTCCTGCGCCACCGCCGCCCGCAAAACCATGGCATGACGGCGTCGAGCCGGAGATCATCGGCCACTGGAACAACAAGGGCTGGAAGCTCGACTCGGCGCGCGACGTCGCACTGGCCGCCACCAAGCAGGCGCGTGAAGCCGAACGGCATTTCGGCGTCCCGGTCGAGCGGCTCCTGAAGTTGCCCGACGCCACCGCCAAGCCGGAGGAGTGGGCCCCGGTCTACCAGCGCCTGGGTGCGCCGAAGGAGGCCAAGGAATACGACTTCGCCGGCATCAAGTTCGCAGGCGCCGACCTCGAGGCTGAGTTCGCCGAGGCGATGCGTGCCAGCCTGTTCGCGGCCTCGGTGCCCAAGGACAAGGCCAACTCCATTGTCGCCGGCGTGGTGAAATACATGGAGGACGCCGACGCCGCGGAGACCACGATCACGGCCGGCAAGGTGGCTACCGAAAAGGCCGATCTCGCCAAGAACTGGGGACCCGCCAAGTTCGACATGAACATGCTGCAGGCCAAGGAGGGTGCCAAGCGCGCCGGCATGACCGAGGAGGCTGTCGCGGCTCTGGAAGGCCAGGTCGGCTATGCCAAGGTCATGGAGCTGTTCCGCCGCATTGGCGCATCCAGTGCCGAATCGGTCTTCCACGAGGGCAGCAGTGACGCCTCGATCAACACTCGCACTGGCGCGATCGCGCGGCTGCAGGAGCTGGAGGCTGACAAGGGCTGGGGCAAGAAGTTCAAGGCGGGCGACGCCACGGCCAAGGCCGAATGGTCCTCGTTGATGGCATTGATCAACGGCGAAGCCGCATAGGAGCATGGACATGACCGAGATCCAGATCATCGAAGACGAAGACGAGAAGCCCGCCCGGCCCGCCCGCAAGCCAATGAAGAAGAAGGCCAGGAGGAAGGTCAGGGCTGCCCCGGCAGCCCTGAAGCGCACCCCGGCGCCAGCCGGCTCGCCGCTTGCCGGCCTCACCGCGCTCGACTGCGCCTCGGGCTGCAAGGTCGGCTGCTGCGCCATCTCCGGCGTCGGCATCTGCGCGCATCCGGCCAAGGGCGGCTTGCAGGCCAGTCTGCAGAACGACAAGAGCATGCGGATGTACAATCAGGCCAAGCAGATCATCGCCGGCCTCAAGCTGAAGATAGGTGAGACATGAGACTGGAGCTGCGCCGCGACATCGGCGGCACCCATTTCGTGATCTGCCTGATCGGCGAGCGCCGCAGCGGTGATGCCATCGCAGTGCCGCTGTCGCCAGACCTAAGCAACCGGATTGAGACAATGCTGCTACTGGAGGGTATCCAGACCGAACTTCCGGTATTCGAAAGGAGTGGATAATGCCTAGCGTTTCACAGGCCCAACACGGCATGGCCATGATGTCCCGCACCGCCGCCGGTCGCGCCAAGCTCCGCGCGCACGGCAAAAAGCCGATGCCGATGAGTGCGGCGAACGACTTTATGGCTGCCGACAAGGGCCGAAAAATTGGCAAGCTGGCGCGGCACGTGAAGAAGAAATAGCGGTGCGTTGATCCGCAGATAGACACACCGCATGTTCGGCCCGTTGCGCAAGCGCGCCACAGGGATGCAGGAGGAGGGCGCCGCACGGACCCCGATCCCGCATCCCGCACGGCCCCGGAGTAGCCAACCCCCGCAAGGGACAAGTCAGGCTCGGGTGAGTAGACGGCCCCCGTCAAGGACAAGGCTGAAGACCATGACCCCTGCGCAACCGCGCGGACAAGGTCGCGATCATCACCTCATTCCGACACGGGATAGCCATGTCCGAAAATCTGCCCAAACTATTCACGACCCAGTTTTCGAGCCTCCTGAAGATCAACCTGCAGCAGTCCGAATCGATGCTGCGCGGGCGGGTCATGGAGGGCTCGCATGTCGGCAAGCAGGCCTCCCCGGTCCAGTATGTGGGACCGGTGCAGGCCAAGACGCCGCTGGGCCGCTTCGCTCCGCTGGTACCCGCCGTCGAGGACTTCAGCCGCCGCTGGGTGGTTCCGGTCGACAAGGATGTCGGCCCCTCCATGATCGATACCTTCGACAAGCTGAAGACCGCGATCGACCCCACTTCAGAATATGCCGCCGTGCACGCCGCCGCCGTCGCCCGTGAATGGGATGACCGCGTGATTGCATCGGCCTTTGGCGCCGCGCTGCTCGGCGACGGCAATATCGGTGGCACCTCGGGCGGCGTCTTCACGACCGAGAATTTCAACACCGGCTCGACCGTCACCGGCGCCGGCTTCCAAGTGCCCTCGACCTTTGGCTCGACCGCGGCCTGCGGCCTCACCGTGCAGAAGATGATCGAGGCCAAGCGTGCCTTGCGCAAGTTGCAGGTGCCGCAGAGCGAGCCCAAGACCTGGGTCACCAACAGCCAGGGCGAATCCGATCTGCTCAATCAGGTGCAGGTGGTCTCGACCGAGTTCAACGACCGTCCGGTGCTGACCGATGGCTCGGTCTCGCGCTTCCTCGGCTTCGACATCGTCTATTCCGAACGCCTGTCGAGCGACGGCGCGACCCGCCAGAACATGGCCTTCGTCAAGTCCGGGCTCTACCTCGGGCTCTGGATGGACATGACGACCAACGTCAGCCAGCGCTTCGACATCACCGGCCTGCCCTATCAGATCTACACCATGATGTCGTCCGGCGCGACGCGACTGGAGCCGGGCCGGCTGCTGCAGGTCATGTGCGCCGATGGCTCGGCCGCGGCCGACGTGACCCCGTAGGAGAGCGCAATGACTGTCGAAAACCTGAAATCCACCTCGATCACCAATCTCGACGCCAACCCCGTGGTCGCCAGCACGGCCGGTGAAGGCGCGGTTGCGGTCCAGTACGTGCAGACCGAATACGTCACGATCTCCGCATTGGCGTCGGTCACCTCGACCTATCGCATAATGCGCGTGCCGACCACGGTCAAACTCAAGGAACTGATCCTCGAGAGCGATGCGCTGGGTGGAGGCCGCATCAACATCTCGGCCTATTACAGCGACAGCACGACGGACGGAACCGCCGTCGCCAATCAGGGTCTGATCGTTCCGACCACCGGCGACCAGTTCTTCGCCAGCGACATCGATCTGACCTCCGCGCAGAACAACGTGCAGGTCCTGAACGAGAGCGGCAACAACACTATCGACCATCGCAACCTGCCGCTGTGGCAGGCGCTTGCGCTGACGGCAAACCCCGGCGGCTTCATTGATCTCGTCATGGTGGTTCACACCACCGCGGTCACCAATGCGGGCAAGGTCGGTCTTCGCCTCAGCTATACGATGTGAGTGACGCATGGCAGCGGTCAACTACTACCTCGGACTGAAGCGCGGCGCACCGTTCAACGTGCACAA